TCATTTAATGTTGGTAGTAATGCGTCAGCTAATTGTTTTCTAAAACCATCAAAGCCAAAACCTAGCATTGTGATTTGGTCGTTAAAATATTCTGCGTTCTGTGAAAAATTTGCACTTGTTTGATAATTCCAGCGCTCTAAAGCATCACCCCCCTCATTCAACATTGGTATTAATTGCGCCCCTGATCTACCAAATATTTCCATTGCTAACGCTGCCTTTGTTGCACCGTTTGGCATCTGTTTAAAGCGATCAGCTAATTGAGCTAATACAACTTCAGATTCTTTTAAATTGCCGTCTGAATCTCTAACGCTTACACCTAAAGCTTTATAAGCGTCTGCATAAGTAGCAACGCCCTGATCCGCTTCTCGCATTGACTGAGCAAGACGCCTTAACCCTTTTTCAATCGTTGCCTGTTCTACGCCTGCTAATTTCCCTGCGTTGACGTAAGCCTGCAAACTATCAGCCGCTATACCTGTTTGCCTGCTTAACTTCCCAAACGCATCAGCTTGATCTATTGCACCAGTAACGAAACGAGAAGCCGTACTAGCTGCAAGAAATACAGCCATTGCTTTAAAAGCATTATTCAGCGTAAATATCGTATTTCTTAAATTTTTTACTCTTCCCTGCAACCCTTGCATAGAGTTACCCATGCGTTTTATTGCCGCCTGCCCTGTCGTCTTGGCAGCGATCAACATATCAAATTTTGCTCGTTGTGCCATTATTTACGCCCCTTATTTAAGTAACTAATAGCCGCAACTTCCATAATTTGTAGATCCTCGAAAGTTTCTTTGCTATACGCATACATATTAACCAAGCTTACCACCGATGAATAGTCGAAACCTGTAACGCCACCAACTGACGTACGCCATTGCGTTTGACATCGACAAAACAATTCAACAGCAGGCCAATTTTCTTTAAAAACAACAAAGTCTTTTTCAGGTTCCGGGTCAGGGATAGGAATACCAAGAATCGCCGCGTCTTCCTGTCTTTGATCAATTACCCGCCCTTTTCCTAGTAAGTATTCAGCGGCGTCGGTTAGTTTTTT